GAGGTTGTTGGTCGGGTCGGCAATCAGCATTTTGTACGTTTCGGTCGCCTCGCCTTGTTCCTGCTTGCGTTTGTTCTGTGCTGAAATCGTCAAAGTAACCTTTGGTTCAAAGTCGTAATTGTATTTGGTTGGGTCGTATATCCGTGGTTTAATGCCGTTGTTGGCTTTTTCAGGAACGATAAACGGGTCGGTTATAAACAATCGAATAAATTGCAGCCCTAATAGAGCAATGCGCTTCATTGGCCCTTGTTCTATTTTCTTAACCTTCTTTTCAATGCGCTGGCCGGATTGTGCGACTTGCAGTTTTGCCTCGGTGGCCGTTACATCGTTCGTGCTGCCGACGCCTTTCACGATCTGGTCAGTGGCGGTAGTCTCGCGAATATTGTTCTTAACCGATACTTCTTCATTGAATGCGGCGACAGGTACTTGGTCGTTCGGTATCGGTTCGTATTGCCCTGGTTGCGCCCAAATTACAGCTCCAGGAACACCAAAGGACTCTTTTTGTGGTTTAAGGTTGGGGTCGGCGCGTTTCTGGCGCAACAAAGCCTGTGTCACAGCATCGCCCTTCTGGTTAGTGACGTCGTTTAGGCGTTCTTGCTCTTTCCAGAAAGTAGATATTTCGCTTCGACCAATAAATAATGACTTTTTCTTGTTGTTTGCCCAGGTGATAAGAGGGATAGTTATAAGCCGCTTCGGGTCAATGCCACGTAGATTAGCATGAGCAACAATATAGTTCTCGGCATCTTCAGCAAGCACAGTACGGTTAACGAGCGTGTACATCCGCTCGTCAGTCATGATCTCAATGACTTCTACCTGGTCGGTGTCTTCTAGCTTCCCGCTCTTTTGGTTGGGAGTGGCTACGGTTGACCCGAACAGCAACCCCTCTAGAAGCTCTTTGTCCGTCTTGTCATCGCTAGTGTTATCATCCCGTTGCTTAAGGCCGTTCAAATTCTGGTAGCGCTTCTTGGGTTTGCCGGTAGCGGTGTCAATAATTACTTCATCTTTGAGCGCCTTAAGAGAGGTTAGGTAGCGTCGCCCACCAAACTGTAAATTGCCGTCTTCAGTCGCGCGAGGGCTGAACACGCAATCAGGGAAGGGGACGTTGGTAAGTTTAGGCAACCCATTTTCCAGCGTCATCCACCAGGAGCCGTTACCTATAGTCAAACCATCATCTAGCCCATAGCCTATCTCTTCGTCCCAGTCCCCCTTCTCCCAGCAGTAGGTATAAAGCGCGTTTAGGACATCCAGTGAATCGTCAGTAATAGCGCTGCCATCTATAGCATTTCGGATGGCACGAACAAGGAACTCCTGCTCGGACTCCTCAACCATAGTCCCGTCTTCTTGGGCTACTCGGCCGGTGTATGCTGGCATTAGCCGATCTTTAAGATATTTGTAAATGTCTTGGGGAAGAAATTTGGTGCTAAAATCAGCCGTCACAAGCGCAGCAGAAATAGACTCAATAGTCGAGTATGTCATCGGCACGAACGTGTCAGAGGGACCCTTATAGCGGCGCTCTACGCGTTCGTTGTTGTAGAGTTTGGTGTCGCGTTCCCAAGCAGGTAAGAGCTTCTTGCGGTAATCCAGCCATTCCTTGACCATGCCCTGCACTTTTTTGAGAGTGTCGTCGTTCGACCCTGCTCGTGGGGCTTTTGCGGCTGTAGAAATTTTGCGCTGCTTTGAAGCCAACTGCTTGTCCGCAACACCGTCTTTAGTCAAGGTAATTATACCACTTAGTTATGATTTGTTAAAGTTACTGTCATCGATAATCATTGAGGGCGACTTTATTTGCATTATGATATTCAAGCTGCCTAATGATGGCTTTCTTCGCTGCCGTGCGCATGTCGTTTACGCCGTGCGTATGACAGAAACCCGCGACTCGTAGACAGTGAGACTTTTCCTTCATCTTCCATATTGGTTTTTGAGGCGGACTGAAGAGCTCGCAGGAACTGCACGTCGTTAGTGGTTAGTTTGATACTTAGATCTTCCATGATATAAATCCCCTTAGTTTTAATACGTTGGTGCCAAAATACACGGCTCCGTACAAATTGCCTACGTCATATATGATATTAACGTACCCCCATAATATTCTTAATCCACGCTGGGGCTGTTACTCCTTCGTCTTCATCGACCGGCACACGCTGCGCCATTAGACCATAACGCAACATGTCGTAGTCGTGATCGTTGGCATTCGTGTCGACGTCATCAACTTTGTTCTTGTCGTATGGCAAGTCTGGCAGCGTGGTTGTGGTGCTTGAGCAGTTGCTGAAAAACTGGAGCTTTGGCAAGCCATCTTTTGCTATCCCCAAAAACTCATGTACGGTGTCTAACCCGGCCTTGCGATCATTGTTTGCTGGCAACCACCTAACACCTTCATCTTCGTACAGCTGGGCTATGCTCTTTCCTTCTGCATGGCTACCTTGACCAGCCGCCCATATGGACGGATCGGCAAGCCCGTAACTAATATCATCGCCAAATTCCAGTTGTTTTATATTGCGTGCTTTTTCAGATATTTTTTTGTACTCTGTCTCACGATACTCCCGGTACATATATATGCGCTCACTCATCGGATCGCGTGTAAACCAACCGACTGAGTTATTGTTCCCGTGGTCCATCGCCCGCCACTTCTGCCAGTGTTTAGGAATTGAAAACGGCGGTATGACGTGTACGTTGTAGTTAAACTCAGTGAAGACCTGCCCCGCAAATGTCGACCAGCTACCGTCACGCAACGCCTTGCGTAGGTTAGGATCATTGATGCTCTGCAATTGTTTATTGTAATCTGTCTTAAATTTCTCGTTGGGGTGATCGTCCAGCTTAGCGGGGATGAACACACGGGTCTTAGACGACCCGTCAGGGAGTTGTACGCTAAACACTTCTCCCCACGGCTTATGATCTATGAACTTCTTTTTTACCCAGCCGTGCCCGACACCGCCAGGGTTCGTGCCAGCAATGAACATTACGGGCCAGTCTGGATTACTCGTGCGATTACGAGTTATGAGATAATCAATCCACGATTGAGGGAACTGGGTGAGCTCATCGACACCTATGATCGGCATCTCAGACCCTTGATATCGGTAGATGTCAGCCTCAGTATCGCAGTAGTTTAGGGTGATGGTAGAGCCATTAGAGAACACGTATGAGCGCCCCTCGCTGTCTTCCCCAGCTTGTGTGTGCCACTTCATGTGCCCGGCCTTGATATAGGCATGACACTGCTTCAATATTTCAGCTTTGATCGTTTTGTTGAGTTCCGGGATAGTACGACGGAATAGATTAATCGGTATACCTGGATACTCCAGAGCAAGAGTTACACACTCGGCAACGATAGCCGCAGTCTTGCCGCCGCCGGCAGCTCCGCCGTACAGTTTCTCGTCCGCTACGGTCGTATGAAAGACTGTTTGGCGCTCTGAGGCTTCGTAATCTGGTACTTTTGCTTGCATATACTTTTTGTGAGATATAATTTGTTAATCATTTTGTATAAACCCGCGATTTTGGCATAATCAAGGCTAGTACATTCATTAATGTATATCATTTATGATCTATTGCCTGGCCTTGGAACGCCATTAGTAAAAGTCACGTCGCCAGAATGGTTGAGGTCTTGCTCTGATTTCTCGACGTAGCCATGCTTGGTTAAAAGCAAACGAGATATCATCGGATTATAGTTGCCGGCTAAGGAGTTATTGATCAATCTCTCGGCTTGGAGATTCCTTACGCGCGTTAGAACGTCAGAAAACCCAACATTTTCTTTCTCCCACTGATATAATGTTTCTTTGCTTATGTCAATATAGTTAGCTAATCCCTCTATACTAGGAAGCTTTACGTGCCAAACTACTGTCGGTCTATTCTCTCCTACGACTTCGTGAGAGTCTACTGCTTGGTCTATGTACTCATAAGCTTTGGATAATATCTCATCTGTTAGTTTTGTGGGTCTCCCGCCTGCATGCTTAGTCATTTATCCTCCATACCACTTGCACGACGAGCTATAATCTCTATCATGTCTCTTGTAAAATACTCTGTTAGGCTTTCGCTGTGTCTTGAGTAGTCGTTTAGGCCAATGAATCGGTCTAGTCCCTTGATGAAGCAATCTAGCCACTCCTTACCACTCATAAGCCTATCCCCGTTTAGCCGGATAATACCGTCGCGCATCTCTATAGTGCCGTCTTTTTCTTTTACGGATGAGGGGATTTGCACATAGCTTGCTTCTTGGAATGCCTGCTCAATCGCGGCACCAATAAGATCAACCGATATGCCAAATCTTTGTTGGTTGACCAAAGCCTTGATCATGTAGCTAAAGTCTAGTGATTTGTCGGATACAATATCGTGCAGCTTCTTCCTATCTCTGAATGTATCTATATCGTCTGAGTCTGCGCGCTTACCCATCTACATACTCCCAACTATGCCGACTGGCATGGCCTTTAGTGAATACACAGCCTTTGTAGAAACATAAGCTAATCATCTAA